TGACCTGGGTGTCCGGTACCGACTCACCGGCGGCCATCATCGGGATTGCGCAGGCCGCGATCTCCAACGGAGCCACCGGCCCCGTTTCGCTTCGTCTCGGCGTCTGATCCGTCCGAGCTGAACAGATCTAGAAAGGACGACTGAGACATGCCTCAGACCACTGTCGGTACCGTTTCTTCGAACGATGGCTTCCGCCTCACAGTCAACACGCTGCTCAAGCGGCCGACTGTCATCCGGGAGCGCATTCTCCGGCTGGCTGACCAGCAGTTCATCACGGACACCGTCTTACGCAAGGTGCAGGACGTGCCGTCTGGCGTTGTTCTGTACAACGAGTCGACTCCGCTGTACGCCAACGGCGGCCCGTCGGTCGTCGCGGAAGGCGGCGAGATCCCGCTGATCACGGCGAACCTCGGCATCGGCAAGGCGGCCCGCACCATCAAGCGCGCCTTCGGTATCGAGTTCACCGAGGAGATGCGCCGTCGCAACGACATGGACCGCGTCAACACCTCGATCGCGCAGGTCGTCAACTCCATGAAGGCGGCGTGGGAGGACGCGTTCCTCTCTTCGGCCATCGCGGGTCTCGCGTCGACTGCTTCCGGTACCGCGTGGGCGACTGCCACGGACGTCCGGTCCACGCTCGCGAACGCGATGCTGGCGATCCAGCTCGCTGACGCGGAGTCCACGGACCAGACGGGCGTGCAGAAGTTCGGGTTCGAGCCCGACACTTTGATCCTGCATCACGCCCGTGCGATGGACCTGGCGCTCAACAGCGACATGAACAAGTACTTCGTCGGCTCCGGCTCCCCGAACTCCGCGTACGCGGACAAGCTGACCCTTCCGGGTCTGCTCTTCGGCCAGTTCAAGGTCGTCAAGTCGTGGCGTGTCCCCACCAACTCCGCGATCCTCCTGGAGGCCGGGACCATCGGTGGTATCGCCGACGAGCGTGCGTTGGACGTGACGCCGCTGGAGCACAACAGCACCAACGAAACCTGGCGCTGCAATGTGGTGAGGCAGAGCGCGATCTTCCTGGACCAGCCGAAGGCCGGTCGCGTCATCACCGGCATCTGATCAAGCAGTTACCCGGCACGGCGACTACACATCGAAGGAGTTACACCAGTCATGGCTGAAGAGAACGTTCTGTTCCGCGTCACCCGGCCGAACACGTCGATCTTCCACCCGGACCGGGCGGTCAGCCTGCTCCCGGTGCAGACCGGCGGCGAGATCGAGCTTCCTCTCACGACCGCGAAGTACCACGTCCGTAACGGTGTCGGCGTGATCGTGGAGCCCGGCACCGACGTGGAGCCGGAGCCCGAGGCCCCCGAGGCACCGAAGGAGCCCGAGGAGCCCAAGGCCCCCGAGGAGCCCAAGGCCCCAGTCAAGCGCGCCCCGGGCCGTCCGGCCAAGTCTGCCGAGTAACACCAGCACGAAAGGAGGGCCGTCATGTCGTACGCCACGTTGACCAGCGTCAGGACGGCCCTCGCCGCTGGCGGCGTAATCGACCCGACCAACGCCGGATCTCTGGCCGATGCGGATCTCCAGGACGCAATCGATGAGGCGGACGCCCTGATCGACGGCTACCTCACCGCCCGGTACGCACTGCCGATTGCCGGGGATGTCCCGCCCATCGTCAAAATGGTGTCGCGGGATCTCGCTGCGTCGTACGCGACGATCACCTACCTGGGAAGCATTCCTCTGCTGCCTACGCATCCTGTGCAGATCAAAGCGGCGTCCGCCATGGCGACGCTGGAGAAGATCCGTACCGGGGACGTCATGCTGTCCCTGCCTGGTGCCGGGTCTCAGCAGCGCACGGATAACCCGGCGGTGGAGAACCTCTACGAGGGCAACATGTTCACCCTGGAGCAGTTCGACCTCACCCGGGACTGGCGGAACTGCTGATGGCCTCGTTCTCAGAGCACGCCGACGAACTGATCCAGGCGACCGAGCATGATCTTGTGGGGTCGCTGACGGTGGACCAGGTGTACGCGCACTACCAAGAGGTGGGAGATACGTTCAACCACCCTCAGGGCGGTATTGCACGGGCCCTCGCCACGGCTCTCCTCACCAAGTACCCCGAGATCGTCCGCAACCTGGCAGACGCCGTCCTGGACGGCCGGGAAGCCATGCAGCAAGCCATGATCGACGGTACGGAAACGTTGAACCTGGAGTACTACGAGCTGGCCCCCCGCGAGTTCCACGACCTGCGGGCGTCCGGTTCTCCCGAGGTCATGGAGGGCGAGGAGCAGGTCTACCACCGGCCTCCGAACGTCCACCGGCTGTCCGAGGAAGAGCTACAGGCCAAGGCGGAACTCCGGGCACTGGGGATCTTCGATGCTGACTTCTGACTTCATCACCTGGCTGGCGGCCCAGGACATCGGTGTACCTATGCCCGTGATCTATCAGGGACCGAACGGGCCCGGTGCAGAGCCCCGGGAGCATCTCGTGGTCACCCCGGTCCCCGGCGGCGGCATGCAAGTGGACGGCCACATCGAGCAGCGGGTTTTCCAGATCAAAACTGTGGGCCCCATGGGACTGAATTCCCGTAACTGGAACGACGTCTTTTCTCAGACGGAACTCCTTGCCCGGCGCCTGGACAAAGTCATCATGAACACGTGGCGGCCGGTAATCGGCGGGGAACAGGTCGTCTACATTTCCCGTTTTGGTACACGGGTCCGGCAAGGAGGGCCGTCCGGCCAGCCTCTGGACAACGCCAACCGGCCAGCTTTCCAGACCATGTACGTGGTCGAGGCCGAGTCCGACATCTACGACGACTGAGGTAATCACCATGGCAGAGGACAAGACCACGGAAAAGGCGGCTCCGAAGGCGCCTGCGGCACGAGTCCAGGAAGTTGCGCCCGAACCGGCGCCGGAGCCTCTGGTGTTCCTGTACCTGGAACACCCTCACACCTGTTTCGAACTGTCCGGGATGGGGCTTTCTGATCTCGTTCCGGAGGGGACCGCCTATTCCCCGAAGGACGCTGACATGGTCCGGATGATGTGCCTGAAGTACAGGATCCGTTACCACGAAGGGCAGTAAATAGCCTGCCGTCGACAACCGTGATCCGGGTCTTTATACTTGCCACTGGCAGGCTTTTAAGGTCCGGGCGTAAGGCCGAATTGCCGTAATCACGGGCCAAGAAAACGCCCCTCCCTGACGAAACGGGGAGGGCTATCGAAGGAAGTGATTACTATCCCGGGCGCAATCAATCCCAAGAACGTTGTCGTCGGTGTCGCATCGGCCTGGATTCAGCCGTACGACCCGAACGTCCCTGCCCTCCTGCCTGCGGTCACCATCGCCAAGGGCGCCGACTGGGGCGGCAACTGGCAGAACCTCGGTGCCACTGACCAGGGCTGGAAGCTCACGGTGGGTACGTCCACCAAGTCGATCACCATCGAAGAGCAGTCCACTCCCGCTCTGGTCCTGGCCGACAACCACAGCTACCAGGTCTCGGGCGACATGGCCGAGGACACGCTCCAGCACGCTTTATGGGCGTACGGCGGCGGCACTCTGGTCACTACGGCGGCGGCCACCGGCATTCCCGGCTACCAGACCCTGAGCCTCCAGGACAGCCTGAACTACTGGGCGATCGGCCTGGAGACCGTCAACGTGCAGGGCTACTGGCGCCGGTACCTGCTTCCGCAGGGTGTCGTCGGCACCAACGTGGACACCTCGTTCCGCCGGTCCAACGAGAAGCGCATGTACTCCTTCCAGTTCGAAGGCACCTGCGCCCCGACCGACGTGCGTATCCAGGAGATGATCGCCGCCGCACTCTAAGCGGCGCGTCCCCTTCCAAGTTCTACTCACCCGGCACAGCGAGAAAGGTTTCACCATGGCATTCGTTGCTCACGAGGCGATCGAGCCCCTGGACTACGATTTCACCCACTTCATGGACGGTCCCGAGGCAAAGGGGACTGTCCCGGAGCCGAGCCAGCAGGCCATGGCGGGGTACCGCAAGGCCGTTCTCGGGGTCATCCGCGAGTACAAGGACGTTCAGGACGTCGAGCCGGACAAGTTAGACAACGACGAGCTTGACCGGATCACCGAGCGCGCTGAGGAGCTGGAGAAGCGCATGGACGAGCTGACGGCCCGTCTCTGCAAGAACACTCCCTCGGTGGAGACGCTCGGGAAGCTGCCGTGGCGCCACAAGGTGATGTTCTCGAAGTGGCTCCAGGAGCAGTTCAACCCGGGAAAATTGACGGGCGTTACGAAGGACTGACCGGGGGAGAGGACCAGCGGCGGTTGTATTACACGCTGCTGAAAATCTTCCACATCACCCGGCAGCAATGGGATGAAATGCCCTGGCACGATCAGCGCATGTACGTTGAACAGCTGAACAAGGATCCCGAGTACAACGAGGACGGGGAATCCGGCGGGTCGGAGGCGCAAGAACTGACTAGCTGGGATGACCTTCCTCCGGGGGCCTAAAAGACTCGCCGTGCCGGGTGGAGATCGTAGGGTCGGGGCTGTAAAAGGCTCCGACCCTACGAGCGTTTTAGACTCTGGCTAATCGCCCCTTTTAGCAGGTAATCTTGGAATCTGCAACGCAATGCGGGTCAAGGGGATGATGAGAGGGAGCGCCAGTGTCCGGAACGTATTCGGCCGGAGACATCGAAGCCTCCCTCAAGTTAGACCGGTCTGACTTCAACCGGGAACTCACGCAGGCCAAGCGGGATGCCGAGGATTTCCAGAGTCAGAAGTACTCCCCGAAGGTTTCTCTGGATGACACCGAGGCCAAGGCGAAAATCCAGTCGCTCAAGCAGGAACTCCAGAGTCTTCACAACATCACGGTCAGTGCCGCGTTATCAGGGTTTGACGGGGTCACTACGCAGTTAGCAGCCCTCCAGGCGCAAGCCGACCACCTGAATGGCATGGTCATCACGATCCGTGCCGATGTGGACACGTCCGCAGCTGCAAGAGGCCTGATCTGGTTAGACGAGTCGATCACGGCAATGAACACCCGGAGTATCAACATCCACGCGGATGTTGATACTCGCGTTGCTGCGGCATCCCTGGCGGCTCTGAGAGCGGCGGCGGCGGATCCGATCACCATTCGTACCCGTACGGACGGGGATAATCCCACCCCCGATCCGGGGGTGCCCGGCGAACCCGGCGACCGCAACCGGAACCGGAGAATCGGCGGTGGGGACGGCAACAGCGCGCTCTTTTCCAAGCTGTTCAGCCTCCCGGGGCTCATCGCCGCCGTGGCCCCTCAGATTCCCGCGCTCACCACACTGCTTGGGGGCGCTACCGCAGCTGTTACTTCCTTCGGTGTCGCGGCCGGTGGTGCTCTCGGTATCTACGGGGCCGCCACGATGGGTGCTGTCAAGCAGGCGACAGCGCACGAGAAAGCCGTCCAGTCGACCGACAAGGCCCTCCAGGCGGCCCAGGCCCGGCTTGCTGGAACCACGGCCGGTACGACGGCGTACAAGAACGCCCTGAAGGCTGCTACGGAGGCGGAGAAGGCCCACAAGAAGGCTCTGGACGACCTCACGCCGTCGGAGAAGTTGTTCACGGACTCCCTGAACAACACTCAGACCGCCTGGAAGCAGTTCATCGGGGCTACCGAGGCCTACACCCTCCTGCCGGTCAGCACGGTGCTTCAGGGAGTCACCGCAGCTCTGCCCAAGTTCATTCCCCTGGTCAAGGACTTGGCGCCGGTTGTACAGGGTGTCGCGGTCAGCCTGAAGGAGTGGATGTCGGGTGACGGGCTGGTCCGGTTCGTCGACTTCCTGCGTACCTATGGCGTGCCGATCGTCAAGAACACGATCGAGGGGTTCAAGGGCTTTCTGACGGCGGGTGGGGCGATCATCCGGGCGTTCGGTCCGTGGGCCGAAAAGATGTCCGAGTTCTTCAAGCACATAGGAGAAGAGGCGGACAAGTGGGGCCGGAACGG